ACCTTAGCGCCCTGATGCTCGGCTAGATAGTCATACAACAGCGTTGCCAGTGAGCTAGATCCTTCGCCGTACTTCGTAGCGATCTGATGCGCTTTATTGACCAGATAAGTCATGTTGTCAAACCCGAACTGATCAATGTATGACTGCATCTCTTGAGCGGCGATTTCATTCAGCTGATGCATTTTTCTGACATAAGCCATGAAATTAGCTTCATTCAGCATTTCCTATCTCCGATAATACGTTCAAGCCTCTTGCATACTGTTCCTGGGACTTGATCCGGCGGATATCAGCCTGGTCGAATCCGATCATCTCAAGGAAAATGTCTGTATTGGCAAATCCATCTCTCGCTGAAGCAATTTTCGTTGCCGCATCAGCTGTCATTGCTACAGACGGCATTGCCGGATTCTTGAAATGAGCCATGACGCTCATCTCTTCTTCCGTGAGATCATTCAGGCTGACATTCCGAACAATCGCCTGTGCCATCATTGCGATCATTTTCAGGCTGTCACCGTTGCTTTCGTTCAGCTGTTCAGCCATAAGCACCAGCGTCTGAGACTGAGCAAGGATCGCATCACTGGAAGTCGGATTCGCATCATTAACAACGCCGGTATCCGTGACGGACAGACCTGTTGCAGCGGAAAACTGTGTTGCCAGAAGACGCACCATCTCGACATGAGGCCCGATCGAGCCCTGCTGAAGCTGTCCGAACTTAGGATCGTTGCCGGTCTCCGGATTCGTGGTCGCCGCCAGAATGGATCCGACATACTGCTTGAATTTGTTCGATATGATAGCGTCATACTGTTCATCCGTAACGCCGAGCAAATACTTCTGCGGACTGGTGGCAAACTCAAGCCCGATCGTGGCATTCGCAATCGTCCGGACATAGCCTTTGATGAGCTCTCTGATCGGCTTCTTCAGTCTCGAACGGCCAAACGGTTTCGACGGTGTTGCATTCCAGATCATCGGTTCCATGAGCGGTCGACCCATTTTGTGCGGCCTGCGTTCTACCGTCCATCCGTTGCCTTCCTTGCGGAAAATGATCACGGAATTTACCGTATCAAATCGAATGACAGCCGGAACAAAGTCAAACTTCATGGTTTCGTCTTTTACTGCGTCCAGAATAGACAGTCCGCAATCAATCCTGCCGGATTCACCGTCCCACAAAGCAGCCGCCGTCACAGGCGAATGGAAACGGATCCGACAACCGATGTTCTCATCAGCGGAAAGCGTCGCAAAAGTACATCCGTACTTCAACTCATCCTTACATGACTTCGTGTACTCCGAAATTAGCCTGTTGTCACTCAGGATCCGTTCCATGGTTTCGGCTCTTCTGCCGTCAGAACCGACAAATCCGTCAAAAATCGATCTGGATGCCAGAACATCGACAGTTTTTGCACCCCATTCACAACCGATTTCGAGATTTCGCAGCCCATCAGGAAGCGCAATGCCGAGATTTACCTCACTCAGCGTCACATTCCCTTCATAAAACTTGTTTTTCTCTGCGTTCTTATACACATGGGCATTGTACACATCGATCAGATCCGACAGCTGCTGCTGCTCATTGATCGTGAGACCAGATACCTGGCATATAGATTTATCTAATACAAACATCATCCTATCCTCATCTTTTTCGACGGATCCCTCTTGCTGGTTTTGGCACCCCATAACGCCAGTGCCGCCGCCTCAATCGGAGTGCTGTTTTCACCACCGAACCCCCAGCCCTTGCCGATCGGACGCTTAATCGATGACAATGCGCTGTCTCGTAAATCTTCCTGCGGTGCATACCATGTGAACGACTTCTCAGCAAGGCCGTCCGTCAAGACGCTTACTGCCGCTATCATGTCATTGGCTGATGCCCGGATCACGGATCCCTTGAACCGCCATGTGTCCGCAATACGGTCAATCAGGACATCGACACCATTCCGACCGTCAATCACGACGCAAGCAGCTTTGCCGTATCTCTGATTCAGCCAATCTGCAACCCACTTCGTACCATATCCGGCAGGCTTTCGGTCAATCAGCGACACCCTTGCAGGCCCTTCCTTTGGGATCACTGCGCCACACAAGACCGTCTCTGATCCGTCCGAAGCGAACTTGACAGCATAAGCCGTCTTTCCTTCAGGTTTCGGATCCATAGATGCACACGCATTCCACGCATCCGGTTCTATTGCTGTTTCTATTGTCTGAGTAAAAACGGGGCTCCACCAGCCAAGACGCTCTCTGGCGAATGTGTCAGGATCCATCTGCTCACATTCACTCTCTATTGTCGACATCAAAATCCGTCGCCCTAAGGCAGGATTACATGCCGCCCAGCGTTCACGTTCACTCACATTTCCTATATCATCAACGCTATATTCGAACCACGATGTTCTCTTCGTTTCGCCATCCAGTGCCTTCTTGCGTATCCCCCGAAAAACGATGCCCGGTGCTGTTGGATCCGGAGGCGTTCCGGTATATATCGTCTGGGGGTTGAGGCTTGCGGAAATCGCCGGAAGGAACGAAGCCTGTGCATTTTCATCAATTTCCTGTGCCTCATCGATAATTAGTAGATCTCCGTGCTGTCCTCGACCACCGTTCCGGGTACGTGCCAAGAATTTTATCCTGGCGCCATTCTTCAGGATGATCTGCTCCCTTCCGAGTGCCGTCTTGATTTCCTTCACATGCTTAGATATCTTCGGATGCTCGAAGAACTCTCGCATTTCTTCGAATGTCTCTGTCGCCGTCTTCTGCAAGTGTGCTGTATAGATCACTTCCTCTCCGTACAACAACATACCTGCTGTGGCCCGACTCTGTAGCAACAGTGTCTTTCCGTTCTGGCGTGGAACGCTACCACCGCAGGTTGTACTCGCCCATTTGCCGGATGCGGTCATTCCTAACCAATCATCCAGGATATCCATCTGCCACGGATCCAGTTGAAGACCTCCGATCCGAAGCAACTTTGCGGCCTTCAGGCCGTCACTCCTCTGATAATTCGGAGCTATCCTCACTGTCGGTTCCTGCGAACCCATTAATGATGTCGCTGATTTCGTCTGATTCATCTATGCTCTCTATCTCTTCGATCTCTTTGATCGTCTCTCTGTACTGTCTGGCGATAGCCGCCATCGACTTGATGTCGCTCGTGGCAAGTGAATGCTTCAGTATGCCTTCCAGTTCTTTCAGTTTCTCCAGTCTTGTCATCGTCCCAACCTCAAGCCGACTGCCCCCGCTGCCTTCAGCAGTTCGTTCTTCTCATAATTCTTTTTCGCCGATTCCTGGTCATCCGGGTACACATTGGCAATCGCCACATAATTGGCATTGTGAACACGAACGCCATAATTCCCGTCTGCCACGCCTGCGACAGCTTCCCCTGCTGCCTGCAGCTGCGCCTGCATTCCGTCTGACATCATCACGGCATTCAGTCCCGGAAGATTCAATTCGAACTTCACTTTGCTCATCTCAGAAATCCTTTGTGTGTAAATAGCGCTGGCGGCAGGGTGTTGATGCGCTGGCGGGGGGGGCGGGGTCCTCCCCCTGGGTCAAATCCGGGCGGTTCATTCTGCACCTGATGCCAGATCAATGTTGAATTTTGTTGATTTTTGTTGTTTTTTGTTGGTTGCCGTCAGTGGAGCACCCCTCGAAAAAAATAATTGTTTGTTCGTTTCCGAACTAAAAAAGGTGCCAGATTGTCACCAATTTCCGTCGATTACAATGCTTTTGTGCTGAATGTTCGATGGAAACTGATAATCAGTCTTGGCGCCCTTCATTGAGTTGCAACAGCGATGAGCTGCTTGCAGGTTGGAGAAGTCCCTCGCCGCCGCTGAGGGGGAGGGGTATCCAAATTGTTGCCACTTACTGACAGGATGTATCTCATCTATCACGAATGACAATGGATGATCAGCATCCGAAGGTTCATCATAATGAATCGGGCCGAGCCTGCCGCCGCATATCCCACAAGGTGCCCCGATGCTCCGGAAGTATGCCCGGTGCCTTCGGCGAAGATTTCCATTGGCGTATCTCGGATTAACTTTGCTCACTCACAACCACCCCTCCGGGTATAAAAATGGAGGGGCTTTTGTGTGCCCCTCCCGGTGAATTTTTAAGGCGGCCTGCACCGTTCCGCCATGCGTTGCAGAGCAAGAAGGAGAATTAGCTCAAGCAACTGTTTAGCCGTAACTGAAGACACAGGATGCCGGAACCTTGGGATCGATGAGCCGATTGCTCACCGGGTCATTTGGTCACAGGTGAAAGGAGGTCTGAGCCGACCGGGATGGACGGCAGGCGAGTGAAGATACAGGCAGCAGCTCCTGCCCTCCACAGGTTCCGTACATTGTGTCTACCTAATATTCATAATGCCACACTACACCTGTTTTATTCGCATTTGTTCGCATACTTATCAGCAAATGCATCCAGAGCACGACAAAAGGTTCGATATGTCGTTGAATGATGGCAACCATACTTGCGAGTCATCACTCTGATGTTCCATCCTCTTATGAACCTGTCCGACAAATACTGTTCATAAATCGCATCTTCCAATCCGTGAATTTCATTTATCAGCTGATGCTTAATTCGGATGTACCGTTCCTTCTCTTCTTCTATCTCACTTATAATATCGGACACTCTGCCCATTGGATCCGATGGAGAGGTCTGCACATTGTCCCGATCATAGCGGATACCCTGCACAAATCCGATACTTCTTAGTTCTTCCTCTTTGTCCCGGATCTCATGGTCTATCCGCCATAGCCTGGACAGATATTTAAATGCACTATACTCTCTATCAGTCACTATTCAGTCCTCTCTGATCATGCCGGTGTCATTACTTAAATGATCAATCAAGCCCGCTCGGAAGCCTGTTAAGTCTTCTATGTTGAAGCAGATGTCAGCCCATGTAACAATACCCTCTTGCAGTCCGTCAGTTGCTGCCTCAAACGCTTCTCTGAACCGTTCTATCCGTTTCTTTCCGAAACCGAATTCCGAATACAAAACGCCAACTGTCATGGCCATCAATGTTTCGTAGGTCAGTCGTTTTATCTGATCGATGCCGTTGTCCAGTTCTTTCGCCAACATCGGGCCGTTAATCTTAGTTACATTCCGAAACCGCAGTTCCTTCTCCAGAGCTTCGATACCATCCTCACTGGCAAGCTGATATGCCCGGAGCATACCCTGCCTGAAGAATTCCATGTTCTTGTCATTCTTTGCCATTGATACGATCCTCCCACCGTTGCGCTTTTTGTGCGATGATTTCGCCCACCCGAGCCAGCGGAGCGATGTCCTGCAAGGCTGTCATGCAGACGGAGACATCGGCTATCTCTTCCAGAAGGTTGTCACGAACAACGCTCTCAGATGCCGGAGAATCATGATGCATGATTCGAACGAGCTTGATGCAAGCCTGAGCCAGCTCTGAGGATTCTTCCGCAAGCTGAATCAGGCGGGTGTCTTCTGGTAAATCTCTGATGTTCATTCTTCTTCCACCCCCTCAAAACCGCCTGTTTTTGCGTTGTAAATCGTGATATGAATTGCCTTTAATGGAAATTTACATACAATACTTCCGTCTAAGTTTTCGTGTGTGATTTCGACCAGTTCTCCGTGTGCCTCAGACATTCTGCGTATACGGTTTATGAATTTCTTCTGGGTGAAGGTTGCCGTAACTGTATCATCACCGGTAATCCATTCGATTGCGTTTTCCTTCATGTCTCCGATCATTTCTCTATCGCCTCCCATCCGTCATAACCATCACAGGCTGAACAATGCGCTTCTTCATCCCATGGCGGCACCTTCTCCCATCTGCATGTATCACACCTGTTTGTCGGTTCCGGATCCTCTTCCCACCGATCGTGATCAGCGTCTTCAGGCGGCTCAGAATGACTCTCCGCCCATCGGATAAACATTCTGTCACAGACGATACCGAAGAGCCATCCAAGCACCATTACGGCGGTTATGGCAATAAATGCTTCTTTAGGTATCATTCATCCTCCTGATTCATAAATTCTTCGAGCATCTTCTTCACAAACTCTTTGTCTGTTGACTTCAGCGACTTCACAAATTCCGAATAGGCGTTTTCTCGCATCTGTTTTTCATTTTTGAAACCCAGAAGCTGAAGTGCGTTCTGTGCCGCCCTGATGACCTCACAAATCGCTATGATCCAGATTGCTGTTTTCATTCGCCCTCCTGTTCCATGCTTCGATGGCATCTTCCCCAAGGGTCAAACCTTTGAGGAACAATTTGGTTCTTGCTCCACACTCTGCACATTTAACTATTTTAAAATTTCCATTCAAGCCGTAGTCTTCTAATACCGCTTCACCCCCACAAAACGGACACGGTTTCAATTCTTCCTGCATTCGCTGTCCTCCCTACTCAGTACGAATCTCGCACACGATACTTCCACTCGATCAACGTATCGATTTTATATCGATCTTCCTGTGGTATCACTTGTAGAGATACCGTTCTCCACGATACACCATGCTGTGATTCGTCATGTTCTCTTATCATTTTCTGGACGATTTCTTTTGCCACTTCCATAGCTTTTTCTTCATCATTGAGTAATATATGGAAAGTAAATCCACCCTTTGTTCTTTCGTAGGTTACATATACATCATCAACATAAAGTCTCAAATCTGTCGGTATTGTTTCGTCATTTGGAATATAAAATTTAATTTCGCTCATTTCTCTCCCTCCGATTCTACGATGGTCGGTGCATCATTGATAATTTTCCGCATCCACGCCTTATTCGCTTCGCTTAATGCTATTCTGTGTTCAAGCGAAAAATGATTCCTAATCAGCGCATCCGCATCCACAAGCCTGCCGTGCTTGTCAGGGAGTGCGACTAGTGGGCAATCAGGATGCCGTCTATTTGTATAGTTGGCAATATAGTGTCCACAGCTTTCCGCAATCTTGCAGTGATAACAACTATCAGGCATCTTCATGCCCTTCACGATGACGCTACTCATATCACCACCCCCATCTCTTAAACATTTCCAGATAACTCGCCCTTTCACTCATGGAATATACGGTCAAGTCTCCCGGTTTCATGTTGGACATGATTGTCGGGTAAAAAGCTCCGCTATCACTGCCCCATCCCTCATCTATCAGCATCTTTGCCCACAATGCAGATGCAATCGTCATCATGTTACCATACCCAATTTGGTCACCAAGGCGTTTGACTTCTTCACACTCACGTTTGAATCGTTCTTCGTTCATTCAATCACCCCAATTCAAATATCCTCTTACCGCATACACTGCTAATATTGAGGCTAAAACCGACACGCGTCTTGTATCGCCAATGTAAGCGCAGTAGATTATTGCGAAAGCGACAAGAAAAGAAATTATAATTCCGATTATTTTCATGATTTTTCTCATTATTCACCCTCCCGATACGGTTCTGGTAATGGCATCCATGCGATGCACTCAATAGCCTCGTCAAATTCTTCCGAATCATACCGACCGTATTCAGAAAGCATATCTTCCGTTGTGCTTGAGTACCAATACCACTTGCCGTTTTTGTAGCAAGCTGTTCCAGTAAAATGTTTTCCAACAATGTACTGATAATAAGATGCAGGGTCAGTATTCTTCCATGTAACAATCACAGGTCTTATATCTTCAGGCAACCGCTCCGAACACGGAATCCACCCACCGTGATAATACTGACTACTTCTCTCCATCTGCGATGCATGGAGTTTTGCTGACAGCATCTCAATCGTATCGGCGGCATCCGTTATCAGTTTTGCCAGTTCGCCATTGCGGTCTTTTGCGTATGCTCTCAGTTCGTCAATCTGTTTTGATGTTAAACTCATTCCGCACCCTCCATCCTTGCTCCGCACGATGGGCAGAAATCTGTTAATAATGCTTCTAAATGTCCTTTCTTTAAACGACCAGTTCCCACCATTACCATTGGAGCATTTCCGAAACAGCAAGAGCATTGATACGGTGGATATGCTATTGATAGCTGTAGCGGTATCCACCGCCCTGTCCGCTGTGGTGCGGATGGCAGATCGGAGATTATTTTTTGGGCACGTATAAGCCCGACAGCATGTGCATTGTGCAAGTCTGCCTGTGCTACCGATAGAGCATTAATCGCCGCCTCTCTGCCGATTACATCATCCATCCCAATTCACCTTCCTTCCACATTCGGAACAGTATTTCACTTCGCCCTTCTTTCCAAGATGCCACCCACATTCGCACCAATAATCTGACAAATACTTGTAATTTCTGTGTGGGATTACTTCTTCTGGCTGTGCGGATGGCATAAGCTCAAGATGATGCAGAATCGTCTCCGTCTGGTTTACCCGTTCCTGCCCATAATTCATCTCATCGCTACCCTGCTGATGCTCCACATTTATAAGTTGGTAACAATAATCAATCGCCATCTGTCTTTCAATCAGATCACTCATGCTCTTTCCTCCAATCATTTGCCACCCACGACAACACTTCATACGGCGTATATCTTCCTTTCAGTTCTGCCGCCTTGATCTGGTAATCAAGTAACCATGTCCATACTGCTTTCGTATAGGCATCGGATAGAGGTTCTGGCTGTGCGGACGGCAAGTCTTTTATCCTTTCAGACGCTTTCTTCAATGCATCATTGCCTTCTTTAAAGAGTTCCTTAGATTCTCCAGTATTCACATCGATCGCTTTTGCATACGTAATGCCAAATTCCACTGCATTAATCGCCGCTTGTCTTTTGATTAAATCATCCATCATAAATCTCCCATTGCCCCGAAATCCTTGTAATCAGGGCACAGTTTTCTCGCCATAACCTTCACCAAACACCAGCCATCTGGCATTTCAAACTCGCATTGTTCACATCTGAAGGCAAGATCGTCAGTTATGCTTTTATCTCTGCAATATAATTTTGTGAACCAATCCAAATGCTCAACCGCCTGTCTGCTGATTAAATCGCACGCATTCGTTTCCGTGCGTTTTTCGTGCGTTTCTGGCTGTGCTTGCAGTGCGTTGATCGCCATGTGGATAGCTTCTTCTACCTCGTCTGAATCATATTCATTCGGAAGCATAAAAATGATCGCTTTCATAATCTCAGCCGCTTCGTTATTCGTCATCAAACCACGCCTCCTCCCTATCGTCTGCCTGTCCTGCCTGAATCATCATGCACATGGTGAATACGCCGAATATGCCGCCCATCATGCATCCGGCAATGAATGTCAAAAAATAACTCATCCTTTTGTCCTCCAGCACCACAGCAGAAAACTGACTGCGGCGATGTAAATCCACCAGTTGCTATGCGTCGTCCAATACAATACGAGTGCCACGAATGTTAAGTACCCCACAGTCACCTCCTCCCGCCCGCCGTGCCATCGGGCGGTTTTATTTGTAAAATGCGCAACAACATTCCCGTCGTCAGTCGGAAATGAATCTATTAAGTTATCCGGCACGGTAAACAGGACTTGCCTGTTGTTATCTCTTGTTTCCGACCTTGTCCCAATCCACCAGAACAGTGTACCCACTGATCACACCAGCCTCTTCCATGTCGCCGATCCGGCGGAACACCGACACCCGGCTCCGGTCAGTCTGCTCTGCGATCTCCGTCATGGTCGCTCTGGCGTTGTCCGTCAGTGCCTTCAGGATCTGCTTGTCCGTCTCATCCAGGTAATACAAATCATCAAACTTCTTCATTCGTTCTTCTCCGTCGCTCTCCGGCTCTGGCCGTCGAGGTAATCCATTACCATCGCATTAACGATTGAATTGTCATAACGCTTCATCAGGATGTCCGCCCAATGAATTAGCGTTTCCCAATAGTAATCATGCTTCTCGCCTTCCGGATCCGGTTCATAGACATAGGACGCATACACAAATTTCTGGAAATCCGTCCAGAATTGTTCAGGCGGCCTGTCTGCCTCCGGAAGACGCCATGCTGCTTGTGCGCTCAAAACGGTACCTCCTCATCTTCCGGCAAATTCATAAAGTGACTGTCCTCTTCCGCAAAGCA